CTGGCATCATAAGCGATGGCAGCGGTTGTGAAGGTTTCGGCGGTGCTCAAGAGAACCGTCAACGTGAAGGTTCCGCCGGTGGTCGTAATGAGGTTGGCCGCGAGGCTCTGGACCTCGTCTGTGCCCGGTTGGCCTACGGTTGTCTCCGAGACAACACCTGCCGAACCACCACCCGTCAAACCACCGCTGTCAACCACGATCAGGTCGTGATCCTGCTTGGCCACGCTGGTGCCATCGAAGGTGAAGGTCATCGGGTTGGTGTTCAGATCGCCACCCGCAACCGAGATGTCCCCGTTGGTCCAACTCGCGATGACAGCCGAGGTGGCAGCCACGTCAATGGCCGTCTCGACGGTCGCCGCGCTGGCATCATAAGCGATCGGGGCTGTCAGGAAAGTCTCGGCGCTGGCCAGCGTGAAGAACAACGTGAAGTTTCCGCCCGAAACAGTCGCGACGTGGACCGCAAGGCTCTGGACTTCGTCTTGGTCAACGAGACCGGCGGTCGTCTCCGAGACAGCGCCCGCCGAAGCTACGATCAAAAGAGCGCCGTCAATCACAATCGCGCCATGATTGAGTTCGGTCACGCTGGCACCGTCGAAGGTGAAGGTCATCGGATTGGTGTTCAGGTCACCACCCGCGACCGTGATGTCACCGTTGGTCCAACTCGCGATCGCGGCCGATGTTGCCGCCGAGTCAATGGCCGTCTCAACCGTCGCCGCGCTGGCATCGTAAGCAATGTTGGCCGTCGTAAAGGTCTCACCGCTCTTCAGGGTGAAGGCCAACGTAAAGGTCCCGCCGATGGCCGTCTCGACGAAGACTGCGAGGCTCTGGACCTCGTCGATGGCCGTCATTGCCGCCGACAGGACCATGTCGCCCCGAGCAACAATCGCGTTGAATTCTCGTACCCCTCGTCGCCTGAGCGCCTCGACTGGCGCGATGCCACCAAACCCAGCATTCGCAAGCATGTCAGCAATCAAACCCATGATGTTTCTCCTGTAAGGAAGGTAAAAAGAAGCTAGTCAATGCAGAGGCCACCCTGTGTTTACCACAAGGTGGCCCTACGTTCATTCAAAGAGTCGTGTTGGACATTTGGGTATGCAACGACGCAACCTCCAGAATCACTTTGTCGGCAACACAACCTAACAGCACGGTTGTACTTGCCCGCCCCAAGAAGCTATTCCCGGGGCGGGCAATACGGATTATAGATCGTCCGTGTTCCACCAGTATATCTTTTACGGGTAAGTCGGGGCGTCGTTGTAATCGTCACATTGCCGTGATTGGATTCGATACGGGTCGTGGTCCCCCGAATGACCTCTTCAATTCGTTGACCTGTCCCAACCTCTCTGGCACGTTCGTTGTATCGGATGGCCCAAGCTGCCCACGCATCGCCTCGGAGATGCTTCTTGGCGAAGTAGGGGTCCATGAGGGCAACGGGCTTCTCGATGAGCTTGGGCGTCTTTGCAGGCGCCACTTCGATTTGGTTGACCGTTTGCAAGTGTTGCATCCACGCATCGAAGGTCACAAATGATTCAGGACCTTGGACGACTTCAATCTCGATGGGTTCCAGGTCGGCGGCGTCCAGGTGTGGGGTTAGTTGTCCCCACATTAGCCCAACCACGATCCACCCGAGTACCAAAAGTACGCGAACCAGCAGGTCACCAAACTTCATAGCAATCTCCCAAGAGGTGTAAACAAGTAGTCCTTACAAGCTTACCATACAAAAGCGAGGTTGTCAAGTCAAAAGCGTCCCGACCCAGCCAGAATATCTGACTGAGCCAGGACATTGGACCTGTTAGCGGGGGCGACGTTTGTCGTCCGTCGGCACCACCGTGGTCTCATCCTTCGGCGGATTGACGAATCGCTCCATCTCTTTGCGAAGGGCATCGGCGTTGGGCACCTGCCCAGCCGTGAATGGCGTCGAGCATGACTGCGGGACTGGCACGAACCAGGAATAGTTCTTCTTCCGGACGTTCTTCGACCCGAGCGTCAAGGGCAGCGGGCCGTGAGGCTCCACTTCCTTCAAGCCACGGGCTTCGATCTGCGCCGCAGAGAGGGACATGTAAGCACTGAGGGTCGGGATTTCCTTCCTCAGGCTAATGGAGCCACAGAAGAACTCATAGAGGCCGCCGGTGCTGCGTTCGATCACCAGGAAGGACACGCCGTATTGGCAGCCAGAATCCTTCACGCCGGATCGGGCGGCGATGTCAACGAAGAGGTCGGACTTGTTGTCGTAGGATACGATGACTTGCTCGATGTCGCTCATATCGAGAGCCTTGGGCCGCCGAGCGAGAACCAAGATGTCAATCTTGTCGCCAAGGTCCTGAGCGTTGTCACTGTCAAGGATGACAGCGTAGTTGCCCGGCCCGACTTTCCGGCTGTCAACATACTTGCCCTTGGAGACCAATTGCAGGCGCCGCAGGAAGTCCGTCGATTGGGACAGGTCCTTGAAGTCGTCGTCATTGCCCATCTGGGCAGGCAGGCTCTCAAGCAAGTCAGCAGGAATCAGATCAGTAGAAGAAACTTTCGACATGTGTTTGCACTCCGGTGTTTCAGTAGGAATCGTTCAGTCTTAGTACATGATACTAGGGTATTGCCGGTTTGTCAACCTTTGCTTTTTCTCGGGCCTCCTCTCTGGCGGTTTGCCGTTCCAGGGTGGTCATCTCTTGTTGCTGGACCCGCTTGTGGCGGGCTTCAATGGAATCGGGGTCCATGCTCATTACCCACTGCACGGCCAGCTTCCAGCCATCCAGAGGTGTCTTGCACCCGTGTTTGAAGATCATGTGGCCGGCGTTGGGCCAACTGTCCAACTCGGTCAAGACCTCAGTTGTTCCCCGACAGAAAGGGCGGGCCTCGCCGCCATAGTAAGCGGACATCCGGCCGCTCTTGAGAGCCTCCCGGTAGTCATTGACCGCGCGGGCGACCACCCGCCGGAACTCTTTCGTCGGCAGGAGCTTTGCGTCACGGATGTAAGGTTGTTGAAGGTGGGGCTTCAATTTGGCGAGGAGCTTCGCGTTGCCCACGGTGATCTCTCCCCGCCGGACAGCCTCCTTGGCCATCAGGATCAGGTGGTTCAGTTGGAGCATCTCACTGACCCAGGATCGCGGCTTGTCCACAAGGTTGGCCAACTTCACAAGCGTGCAGTCGTCGCCATGTAGCTTTCGGAGTCGCTCCAAGTGGCGAGCGAACTCGATGGGGTCGGTGTCCTTCCGCGAGGCGTTGGCTTGTATCTGTTTGATAACAACTTCTTCGTCTGTCATCACACGGACGACACATTGTATTGTCGTCAATTTGGCCTCATGTGCCGCCGTCCAACGGTACATCCCATCGACCACTTCGTAACCTCCCTCGATCGGGCGGACGAGGATCGCGTTGAGGAGGTGCCCGTCGTTACGAAGCTCTACCACCATACTGAGGTAGGCCATGGAGAGTTCGTTGACCGCGCGGAGTAGTACCGGGGCGGGGGCAACGTCGTTCAGGGGAATGTCGCGGGCGATGTCCATCTACTACCAGTATACACAGTTTGGGAGCAAATTCTCAAGAAATATGCCTATTTTCTCGGGGTTTTCAGAGCGAGTACCCAGGAGGCTAAGTCCTTTGGCGCTTACTTTAGGCCCTATAGTCCATGTTGTTTTCTAAAACGTGTTTCAAATTACACGTATTACTATAGCGTAAAGTAAGGATAAGTACACTAGGTGCCTACCGGTACATAACCCACGTTGACAAGACTACCACTCTGGTGTAGAATAGGAGGGACGACAGTTGACTTCGCACCCTCACCAGGGAAACTCACCTATGCCCAGAGTCACAACGTGCATCCGTAACCTCTTCCAGTACCAAGCAAAACACAACCTTGTAAACAACCCTGACACCCTGGTGCGTTACACGCCCTCCATGGAAGTCCAGGTGAATGTCTCGGCCGGGCGGGGCGAACCGGTCGCCGACGCCCGCAACACATGGAGTGACGGCCACCACAAATACTGGCACATTCGGATTCCCCGGGGAGCAATGACCGACACGCCTCAGTGGAGCGACTACGAACTGAAGTTCCCCCTTGGGCCATCATTACCCGACCAAGTCCCGTCGCACGACGGTTACGCGGAAGCCATCGGCATGACGGGGTGGAACTGGAAAGAGAAGCGATCCAAGTGGGTGGCGTTCGACTTCGACAGCATCACGGGACACGCCAAGGGCGTCGGGGTCAGTCAGGAAGAGTTGATTGCCATCCAGGAAGAAGCTAGCCGTATCCCCTGGGTGGAATCCCGCCTCTCCACTCGGGGAGGTGGTATCCACCTCTACGTGTACTTCACTGACGCCGACGATCCAGAGGAAGCGGGCATCCCGACCGAGAACCACACCGTGCATGCCGCGCTCGCCCGGTGTGTGCTCGGTCTCATGTCCCAACACGCTGGGTTCGACTTCGCGTCAGCGATCGACTGCTGTGGCGGCAATATGTGGGTCTGGCACCGGGCCGTGACCAAAGAGAACCGTGGTCTCGAACAGACACAGGCGGCCACCAAGATTCTCACCCTCGATATGCTCCCCGACAACTGGCGGGACAATGTGGAAGTGGTCACCAAACGCCGATCGAAGGTGCGCGTCCAGGGCGTTGACGACGAGCACGCAGACGACTTGGATCAGCTTGCTAGTAGTCGGCCCATCATCAAGATGACCGATCATCACAAAACGGTGATCGACGACCTGATCGACTTGGCGGACCGCGAGGGAATCTCCACGGTCTGGCATAATGATTACAAGCTGTTCCAGACCCACACTTGCGGTTTGAAGCGACTCATGGAAGACAACGTCGGTAAGTTCGATGGCTTCTTTGCGACCAACTCCGAAGGCAACGATCCGGGGACGCCGAACTGTTTCATGTTCCCACTTCCCGGGAAGGGTTTCAAGGTCTTCCGATTCAGCCCAGGTATCGTCGAGCACGAAGCGTGGTCACAAGATGGCCGTGGCTGGACCACTTGCTTGTTCGATCGGAAGCCCACCCTGGAACTCGCCGCCCAAATGTCGGGCGGGGCCGAGACCGGGGAGGGCAACTTTGTGTTTCAAAGCATGACCGAGTCCAAGCGGTGTCTCAATCTGGTTGGGACGGACATTACACTAAACATGGAAGCCTACGGCCACCGGCAGTCACAGATTCGGACGACCAAGCAAGGTCGCGTCGTTCTCTGGATGAAAGCCGAGAAGGAGGAAAACCATCCCGGCCGGGGCTGGGTCGAGAAGCGCGGCGGCTGGTGGGAGCGGGTCATCAAGGGCGTGGACATCAAAGCGGGCGACCCTGAGGCATCGTCAGTCCAGTGGGACCATATTCTCCGTGCCCTGAAGTCCACGGCCGACGAGGACGCTGGGTGGAGTATCCACGATGACTCGGGGCGATGGGTCCGGCAGTCATCGACCAACGCCCGTCTGGCCCTCGGCCAGAAATCCCAACTCAAGGGGAAGGAACTGGACGACATCCTCGGCATGGCCGTGATGGGGTCCTGGCAGCTTGTCAATATGCCCTTCCACCCCGAGTACCCGGGCGGCCGGCAATGGAACTTGAATGCAGCCCAGTGGCGGCACCAGCCGGCGGACCTTGAGATCGATGAAATCCCCAAACACCCACACTGGGACATGGTGCTTGACCATGTCAGTGCTGACCTCAACGTGCCTCTGAAAGAGCATGCTTGGGCGGTGAAGCATGGCATCAAGACCGGCCGGCAGTACCTCCAAATGTGGATCGCCTGTTTGCTGCGACACCCCTTCGACAAGCTGCCCTACCTGTTCCTGCATGGTCCCGAGAACTGTGGGAAAAGCACGCTCCACATGTCGATCGCCCGGCTGATGACAGCCGGTGTGATTCCGGCTAGCAACGCGCTGCGGAGCGACAACGACTTCAATGGTGAACTGAGCAACGCTGTGTTGGCGGTCATCGAAGAGATCAACCCTCGGGCGAAGAACTTCGGGCTGGCTCGGGCTCGCATGAAGGACTGGACGACCAGCGATTACATTGCCATCCGCCGGATGCGAATGGACGTGTACCGTCAGCGGAACACGCTCCACTTCATCCAGTGCTCCAACGACCGCGATGCGTGTCTCGCGCAGGTCGGGGACACACGGATCACCATGCTGTTCGTCCCAGCGTTCACCAGCGCGGTGGAGGTGCCTCAGGCGGTGTTGAACCAGCGGCTTGAACAGGAGTCGCCCCACTTCATGCGGACCCTGGTGGACATGGAGCTTCCCGAACCGGAGGGCCGTCTGCGGGTGCCCTACATCAACACGGCCGGCAAGGAACGATACGAAGAGTTCCAGAAGTCCGCGTTGGACCTCTTCCTTGAAGAGCGTTGTACCTACTGGCCTGGGAAGGTCCTCAAGTGGCAAGAGTTCTTCAACCAGTTCCACAAGGCGTGCCCGGCCGACGACTCGCGTGGGCAAGGCTACTGGACTATCCGTCGTGTAAGCCAGGACTTGCCCGAGATGTATCCAACCGGACGACTGGGGCAAGAGACGGGATTCTACGTGGGCAACTTGGTGCTTGATTGCAAAGGCAAGCCCGCCCATGCTGACCTCACACAACAACCCTACATTCGGTCCACCAGTCGCCGATTGGTTCTGGACCCAGGATATACCAAACCATGATGCTCAACATCTTCCGCTTTGATGGTCAGTCAGCCCCGCTGGCTTCCGTCCCAGTGGCCGACCTCCCGGCCGATCAAGACCTGTTTGCTCGCCAGCATGGAGGTGATTTCTGCGAACCTGACGCGGAGCCCACTGGCGATCTCCTGGAACGTCTCCAAACCTACACCCGAGAGAACCAATGAACGATAACACAACCCGCACCCCTGACACTGCTCCCGAAGACTTCTACGCCGAAGGTGACATCAACAGCAGCGACCGTGGGTCAGGCGCCCGTGCCAACAGTGGGAAGGTGTCCCTAGCCCTGCTTCCGCTCCACCTACTGGCCGGGACGGCTCGGGTCCTCATGGGCGGCACAATAAAGTACGCCGCCTGGAATTGGTCCAAGGGGATGAAATGGTCCACTTGCATGGACTGCCTGCTGCGTCACCTCTTCAAATGGTGGTACTGCGGCGAGGACATTGACCCCGAGAGCGGGGAGCACCACCTCGACCATGTGTTCTGTAACCTGTTCTTCCTTCGCCACTATGCCGACACACACCCGGGCGGCGATGACCGGCCGCCGAAAGAGGTCGCCCACTTTGATGAGTCGCTCGGCGACCTGTCCAAGCTCTTCGACGAAAAGGCCTTCCTCGCACGCAATCCTGACATTAAGAAGGTGGTCGAAGACCGCGACCGTGAACGTATCCGGGCCAATCTCGCTGGGCTGACTGGTAAACTACGAGACACTGACCCCGGCTGTGATCCGTGTGCCCCCCGACCCCCACACGAACGTCCCGAACCCTCGCGGCGTTTAGGGACACCGGCCAACAACGAGCCGGAGGTATTCTGATGATCTTTGGTATTGGTCATTACAACGACGAGAAGCAGGCCGAGTTTGTTCGGTACATGGTCGCGGCCTTCCTACGGCACGGCGAAAAGCTGACCCGGTATGAGCCGCCCATGTTGGCCGACTTCTTGGACTGGTCCCCACATGACTGTATCGTGCCGGGGATCAACACAGACTGGGCGGCTAACCATGTCAGGTGCCGGCGTGGTCTCCTGTTGAAGATCGTCCACCCCGATGTTGCTCCGACGACAAAGGCTGAGCAAACTCTGATCGACTACCCGTGGGACTATATCCTCGGTGTGAATGGGGACAGCGCGAGCCTTATTGCGGACGCTCAGGAGTTCGCTGACTGGTTGTGCGGGCATGCCTGCCGCCCTGACCAGTCGGCCACCGCCCGGCAGGCTGCCCTCCAGATCGAAATGGATGCAATCAATGACAATGTTTCATAGTGGCTTTGTCCACCTGAATGGTAATCTTCTCGCCGCCGTTGACGTGGAGACTACCGGTCTGGTGCCTGGGTGGCACGAGATCATTCAGATTGGAATTCAACCTCTTGACTCGCAGGTGAAACCTCTCAAGGGGGTTTTGCCCTTCTACCAGAACATGAAGCCCGAGCACCCGGAGCGGGCATCCAAGAAAGCGATGGCCATCAACCGTCTGAACCTTGATTGGCTGATGGTCCATGCCCCCGATCGCTGGAAGACGGCCGAGCTACTCGACGAGTGGTGGACGAGTCTGAAGCTGCCATTTCAGAAGACGCTTGTCCCCCTGGCCCAGAACTGGCAGTACGAGGCAAGCTTCTTGAAAGCGTGGCTGGGTTTCGACCAGTTCTCCGAGTTCTTCCACCCATTCGCGCGGGACACGATGCTGACCGCCATCTACCTGAACGACCGGGCGTACATAAACGGGGAGCGCATCCTGTTCTCGAAGATCAGCCTGCCGGCATTGTGCCGGCACTACAAGATCGTCAACACCAACCCCCATGACGCCCTGGCCGATGCAGTCGCCGAAGCGGAAGTCTACAGGCACCAAGTGATGGAGGACGGGTTTTGAAACCACCCCTACACATTGTCTTCGAGGATGACGGCAGTTTCACGGTGAAGCTCGGCCAGATGTCTACCCCTCCGGCGGGCTGGAAAGAAGTCAGCCCCGGCCACTGGGAGCCTCAGTGGCCTGCCTGCACTAACCGAGGATTGTCCACGCGGGTGAAGGGGGACCGCCCCGTTATCGCCGTGCATTGCAGTCAACTCCGTAGCGTCGTGGACTGCCCGACCTGTCAAGCCTGCCTTGTCGTGCGGCCACCCGCCCCACCGATGACTCGTGAGAGGCTAGAACAAGAAATGGCCGCGCTCGAAGCCAAAGGGGCCCAAACACAGCCAATCTTTCCTGACACAGATGAAGAAGCCCCGCCCCTCGAAGCACCGGACGCCCAGTGGCCGGCCTGCGCCCACCGGACGATGGTGGAAGCAGGGTGCTGTCCTAAACTGGAGTGCCAGTGTCCCGACCACGCCCAGGAGGGCAAAGCCCTCCGGCGGAAAGTGTGCTTGGCATGTAAAGACGCCACTGGTTAGGGGTCGTCGCAGCACTCCTCGCCGGTCGCGGGTGGGAAGACCTGCGTCAGGCGTGCTTCATACCTGTAGATGGCCCCATTGCACCCGTACTTACAAGCGTTGGGCCCATACGAACTGCAAGCGTAACCCGAGATGCAGGGCAGTCGTCCGGTGCCCACAAATGTAATGTATGGCTGCCCCGTGGGCGAGTACCCACCCCGCATGACAATCTGCCACGACCCTTCAGAGAAAAAGGGGGCCAGTTGGGTTTGCTTCCTTGTAAGGGACCAAGTCACGCAACAGCGGACGGGGTCTTTCCCTAGACAAGGGCCGCCCAGTTCGTCGCAGTCATAATCGACACATGGCTCGCTGCCTATCTCACCGACTAAGCAGACGTCGCAGCCAACATACCCACAGGCGTCCTGAGCATACTGCATGCTGTCCACACCATGGGCGTTACAAGCGGACAAATGTGCGTTGGCGTTGGCCAACTCTGCATCGACCTCAACCTGCTTTGCATCGATTTCGATCTCTTTGGCATCTACCTCGGCCTGCTTGGCGGCGACGGCAGCTTCCGCTGCGATACACGCCGGGCTCAAAGGTAGAATACAGGCAACGGCAGCGATCGCCACAAGGATGGCCAGTTCGACGAGTAGGACCGCGAGTTCGTCTTCCAAGATGGTAAGCTGGGCCACCTTCGTACAATAGTAAATGTAAGCTGCATCCCAGTCACCCCTCTCCCCCGAGGCGAGAATCCCGGCGTTCCGGGCAAAGGTCATCTGTTCGGTGTAAGGGGTGATGGAACACTCCGGGGCGGGCGGGATACACGCGAGGCAGTCACCTGTCTCCCACGACCCGAGGTACGTCACCACCGCGCTGGGCTGGGCATTGGAGCACTGTGGGAGACATTCGTCCCTACAGTCACACCAAGCATTGGAAAGCTGATCTTCGATGCCTTCGATGATCGACACCTTCCACTTGTCGGGAATGGGCTGGAAGGTGAAGCAGTCCCCTGGCATTGTGTTGAGTCGGTCGTGAACTTCTATGATGTCACCCTTGGACCACTTATGCTCAGGATCGGGACCGTCGATTGTGTCGATGGGGTCACAACCGGGCGGCGGGTTCTGCAAGACAGTGTTCACCTGATCGAGCAACTCTTGCCATGAGTTGGTCCCGAGCCGGCGATACGGTTCATTACTGCTGACCATGATCTCCCTACTCTTCAGTGAATTGCTGTGACGGCGCGGCATCATTTCCAATGAGCCGATAGACACGGGTCGTCGAGAAGTCGGTCAGACCACACCGCTCGACATGCACGCCAAAGGGGCGTAGCTGTTGCAGGCAGTTCTTCTTCAATTCCTTGTTCAGCTTGGAACCCCGCCCGCCCGAGATACCAGCGAGCAAGTCATCGAGAGTGCGTTTTGTAAGCTCTTCGACTATCGCGGCTTGGGCAATGTCACCTATTGTAGATTCTACATCCCAGTTCCGCTCGCCGATCGCTTGCACAACATCCTTGATGCTGTACACAACAAATGCGCCCACGATGACTTGCTTTTGATCGCTGGTCATCAAGGTTTGAGTGGGTAAGTTCAGAGTTTGTCGGGCTACCACAATTTGATCTATGTCGGTTACAAGCGGCCAATAGATGGTAAGACCCGGCTCGACTGCACGAGGGTGCTTGCCCCTCTTCCATTTGACGGCGTTGTGAGTCGCGCGAACGATCACAAGCCGAGGGACAAAGGATAGCACGGCTTCGAGTATGCGTCCGAAAAGACCGAAGATGGATTCCATAGCTTAGTCCTCAAGAAATGCGGTTCCAGCGCCCCATTCACTATCGTCGGTATCCCACTTGAAGTGGAATGTACCTTCATTGTCATCATCCATCCACTGTGCTTCCGTGTCGCCCATCAACGACCCGTTCTTGATCTGCTTGAAGAATGTGGCCAAGACACTTGACTGACCCGGGAAGTCCGAGTCGATGATGGAGGTCTTTCGGATGTCAATGATGCTGGCCAGCGTACCTTGGTCCACAAACGTACTGGAAATTATCCGTGACGGCGGCGGAATAGGTCCTTGATCGGTGGTGCCGGTGTCTCGGACTACTGGGGAACCTGGATCGCCATCACCTTGATCCGAGGGCTTCTGCCCGCCCTTGTCACTGTTCTTCCGGTAACCCCTCTCCACGTCTCCAAAGCCAAATGGGTCCACCTCACCGTTGTAAGTTACGTTAAGACCCCCTCGTTCCACGCCCTTTCGGTTAAGCCAGCCACTTGTGTCCTGCCCAATACCGCCACCACCAGCGTAACCTTCCGCTTCTTCGATCGCATCGGGGAAGACTAGCAACTCGGAGATGTCGGCAGGGTACGCGAAGTCGTATGGCACCATCTCCCCAGCCCGGACCCCAGTCCAGACGGTGAAGTTGACAGTGTTTTGATCCGAGTCATAATCTGCCTGTTCGACCATGCCCAACACGGCGTCATACGAAGCATAGTCCGCCACGAAGTCAAGGGTGACCCCGTCAAAGACCTCGGCGTTCAGGGCATCCAGTGACGCACTATACGAGAGGGTCTTCCAAGTGTTCCCTCGCCGGACCAACCAGTATGACATTACTTTGAGGACAATGTCAATCAAGCTGTAGGCATAGAAGTCAAAGGCAAACTCCTGGGTACCATACTTCTTGATGTTGTACCGCAGAATGCACTTGTTGTCCTCATCTTGGGCGCCGTGTGCCCGCCACGTTCCGACGAACTTTGTGATCAAGTCTTCGGTCGCAGTGAAGCCTAGCTCCAGCGTGTTGGTGTCCACGTTGGACTCATTGAAGGTATGTACACTAGCCTGCGCCTCGGGGAGGTACTGTAAGTAGAAGAACCCGTTGCGGAGGTAGATCGCGCACCGAGCTTGAAATGTAAGCTCCTGGAGGGCAGTGAAGATGTTCTTCCGGCCCGGAAACACGAAGTTCATCGGGTAGTTGACCAGCCGCTCTCGAACGTGGTCGAACGACGCCTCGTCAATACCAAAGCTGGTATACCGGGTAATCAGGTATGCGATCACATCGACGGGGTTCGGCCCAATCGAGGACTGGAATGTAACGTAGACTGTGTCTTCCCAAGGCTGGCGATCGACCTTCGAGATTGCGTCGTGCATCTCAACGATCGTGGCCGTGACGGACCCGAAGCTTTGCCGGTAGGACCGGTAATAGCTGGTGGGGATGTCCATAAGGACACGCTCGCCGCTCTCGAAGGTCGTGAAGGCGGCGCACTTCAAGACACCCGTACCGTTCTGGCCGCCATAGCCGGGAGTGATACTTACGACGTACCGGATTGGTTCATTTGATGCCATGTTGACACTCGTGCCTACGGCGGCGTAAAAGGGCCCCGCTTGCTCACCGAGGATTTTCCCAGTATAGATGTCGTTGTCCCCAGCTAGGAAGGATTCAGCATAGGGGAATGATTTCAAGGTCGTGCCCAGAGTGCCAAAGTCGATCCCGTCGATTATGAAGCTCACTAGTGGCCACTCATCGCGATCAGGGTGGACAGTCTCGGTCGCATAGAACCGATCATCGTTGGACCCACTCCCAAAGTTCCCAGTCACTAAGGCGTCATTGACGTTCAATGTAAGGGTGCCCCTCGGGAACGTTTCGCCCCCGATCACACGAAAGTGAGTCCGTTCTGTTGCCAACTGATCTGCTAGGGTCTGACTGACCTTATCCCTTTCTGCGAGGGCAGCCCCACGTTGCTGCGCGATCTGCAATTGTGTCGCGTTGGCTTGATCGGCGGCCTCTTCTGCACCAATGGTTCGTAGGTAGGCTTCGGCGTATGCCCAATAAACTTGAACAGCCAGGAGATAATTGGCAATTTGATTATGGGCTTCGATGGTGGCTCTCAACGTAAAGTCGGCGATCCCAAAGCTGTCGCCAAGAGACCCCTGGTGCTTGCGGTCCATTTTCAAGGCGACTTGATGGACCGACGTGCCAAAACACTCCGGCCACGGTTTCCCGAGCAAGTCATCCATGATGTCATTGGGGAACTCGCCCTCTTCGGGCGTGTAGCCAATCTCGTTGTCTTCAAGCTGGGAGAGGACCGCGAACGAAACCGTTCGGTCACTTTCCTTCCAACTGATGGGCGAGTTGATCTTCCCACGGAAGACAATGAACTTGCTCTCAAAGGGAATGCCCGGGAACCATTGGTAGATCACTACATCCCGTTTGTGGATGTCATGTGTGTCGATGATGGTCTTGATTGTCCCATCGGTGTCATCCAGCAGGACTTCAACCTCTTGCGATGTCTCATTCAGGGTCACGGCCAGAATGGAGTCGAACGTTCCCAGTTCCAGAATGGCTGGCTTGACTGTCGGTTCTCCTTCGATCGCGCGATCGGCGTACAATATGAAGGAGCCGCCAGCTACCCACTGCACAGCGACGATTAAGATGGACTCAGTGCCATGCTGTGTAGCAAGCTTGGCGAGGGCGTCAGTTGGAATTGATCGGGCCATTAGAACTGAACTCCGGGGCAATCGTCCTCAAAACCCACATAGGGGTTTCCGGTCTTGTTCCAGCCACACCAGTGTGGCCACGTCATGCAGAAGTCAGGGAAGAGTTCTTCTTCGATTTCCCAGAGTCGTGAGGGCACGCCCCACTTCTGCATGAGATACATCTCCACCTCAGTGACTTCGGTACTGTTCAACACACGGTTGTAAACTAGGAAGTGGCCAAAGAAGCCATGGAGCACGGACGTGTAACCCGTCACACCCTCACTGTTCTGGCACAGGCGAAGGCGGCCGACCGACCCCGGGTTGTTGGGGATGGCGCGCCCGAGCATCTCTTGGCCGTTGACCCGCCACCTCATCGCGGTGTCGGTGTTGCGTTGGACCATGTGGATATACGGGCGGCCACGTACCAAGTAGGGCAGGTCTCCTGGGTCACCACAGATTGGGTCCCCAGACTCAGGCTCGGCACGCAGGGTCGCCGGCGCGAAGGTGCTGGCGCCGCCCGCCACGTTGAAGCTCTCAGTCGGGAGCGCCTGCCCGGCCACTTTCATCGACCACAGGCCACGCTCCTCGCTGGTCTGGGCCCACTTGATGCCCTCACACGGGAGCCCGCCTGCGGCGTGCTGGTGGGCGAAGAACACGGTCCCGCGACGGTTTGGGAACATGGAGACACTGTCAGTGTTGGACCACATTGAGGCCGAAGTCGTCACATGCGTCCCCGCCACTTCCCCGAAGTACACGCCCGGCCGGGCCCCGAAGATGTTGTCGTAATACTCAGGGGACATGTCCAGGGTGGGATCAATCCCGCCAAACACGTCGCTCGCCGGCCGAGGGATGAGCGGGATGTTGTTCGGCCCAGCGTCGGGCCAGCTTGCCAGCTTGTCGCCATCGTTGCTGGTGATGCCCGTCGCGTCCCAGTTGTACGCGAGCCCAGGGACATTGGGGAGCCCCATGTCGAGGCCCATGCCCTGTGTGACGCTGACCTCGCTGGCCGCCTCCACGACAAAGGTCCGTGATGCACGAGGATCAGCAGCCTGCAAGACCCCTTCAAACTCGACCTGGACGGTACATGTCTCCCCCTGCGGGAGTCCTTGCCGAGCCGGGTTCCCCCGCTTCTCCATCGTGATCTCAAGAGGGTTGTTCAGAATCCAACCGCGCCAGCTTCGGTCGTTGTGGTCGGTCACACCGATCGCACTGGAGTGGTAGGACCGCACGAACTCCCGAAGCTCCATCGCCTTGTTGCGTGTGACCCGGAAAGACCATGACAGCTTCCGGCGGCCCTTGTCTTTGACGTAGGTCCGTGTGGTGCCGTCAATGGCCCTCTTCATTCCCACCTCAGCGAGCGCACCCTCGCCGTCACCCCACGAGGGGTTGGGGAGCGTGGTCACGGTCTGGTACCCGGGGTAGGGGGCGATGAATGTGAATGCCATTAGTTCAACACAGCCTCGGCGGATTGGAGGACGTTGAGATACGAAGTCAGATCGGTGTCGTGTGTCACGAGGGGTTGGGCTTCAATTTGAAGACTGGCTGAGTACCGGCAGCGGCCATCCTGGATGACAGCCTCGTCGGGATTTGTAATGAAGCCAGTCCAATAGTGACCTTCATGGTCCTGGATACCAATCTCAAGACCAAGGTTACTTTCAATGAACGTCAGCAGGCCTCGACCTTGGGTCTCCGATAGGCCCCCGAACTCCACGGTCAACTGGAAAAACTCAGGCCAGATTGGGTCGCGGTAGATGATCAAGGTGCCATTCCGCGTCTCACGGTTGATCCTGGTGGTCTGGACACCTTCCCGGTTCCCGAATTGCGGTGCCCGCAGCACCAGTTCATCTTGCAGCGGTTCGCCCACGGCGAGCCGACCGAAGTGTGGGTAGACCAGCTTGAAGCGGTCAATGGGAACCACCGCCGGTGGCGGAATTGTCGCTCGGGGCGGCGCGGGCGCCAGCGGGTTGCTGTTGCTCCCGATCGACGGGTCATAGTCGCACCGAGTCGTCGCGGTGATCTTGGCAGCGACGACTGCCTGACTCAGGTTCAAGGTGGACACAGCCGCGTTGTTGAACACCGCTTCGAGGAAGACATCCTGGTCGAGAGTCAACGTATTGGACGCCAACTCCGAGAGGGTCGCAGTGGCTTCCTGAGTCAGGGTGAGTGTATTGGAAGCGTCCTCGGCGAAGCCATGGTAAGCTTCCTGCGATAAGACCAGCGTGTTGTCGGCTGTCAAGTCCTCGGCGTCTACGCTGATGAACACCACCGTGGCCGCTTGCTGAATCTGGATGATGTCCGAGGCGTCCCTGGGGCCCGTGATGAGGGTGTAGGTCGCGACGTTGTTCGCCGGGTCATCCCAGCCCCACTTCACCTCCTCCAACTCAAACGTCTCGGGATTGAACACGAGTATCGTGCCCGAGATGGCCGACACCGCCTCCCGATAGTAAGGCTGTAACACACTGACATCTTGTGTCAGCACCAGGGTAGACTCGGCCGCTAGCATCTTGATGCTGGAGGTCGCTGTCTGACTGAGTGTCATCGTCGTCTCAGCGTCTCGATCAAGGGCGATTTGCCCCGCCGACTGATCCAGGATGATTGTGGACTCAGCATACAGGTTGACGAAGCCCTGTAGGGCCTCCTGGGTCAAAACAATCGTGCTGGCCGCTGTGATAATCCGATCGGCGATCGCTGCCTGAGTCAGGTTGAGCGTGGAGGTGACACTACGAGACTTGCTTTGACTGTCAGCATCTTGGTCCATTACAATGGTGGACTCAGCGTCCAACCGGATCGTTCCGCTGGCCACAGGGACCTGGGACCACGTCTGGTCAATGTCGATGTCTGTTGTCGCGGACACGTTGTGGATGACCGGGACATAAGAACTCTGGGTCAGCGTGAAGCTATTGTTGGCCGCCAACATCTTGATGTTGGCATAGGCTAGGTGGTCGAGCACAATGGTACTGTCGGCGGGGCGCCCATAGGCACCAAACTCGACGGTGGCTTCCTGGTCAAGAACCAGCGTGCTAGTCGCGACCCCGGGCGGTAGCGGCCCAGCCCAGGTGGCTTCTTGGGTGAGGCCAATGACGGAGGTCGCCGACCTGTCAAGGTCGGTTGGGATGTAGCCAGTCCCGATGCCGGCAGTGTGCCCGAGAATGAATGTAGAGCCAGCCAAGGACGATTGGACTGTTCCAAGCTGACTGGTGAAGCCTCGGTGAATGTTGGCAACGGCCACTTCCCGCCACTGGGATGTCACACGGAGCTTGGGGGCATAATCATAGCCCACGGCTGCGACTTCGACCGACTGGGCCGTCAGTCGCAGTTTGGGGTCATAATCGGACCCAACGGCTGCGACCTCGACGGACTGAGCCGTCAACCGAATCTGAGTGTCCTCAGCGTCGGTTGTCGCAAACTCTACGAACTGTTGAGTTACACGGAGAGCCATCTGTTTACCCTTTAGCCAACTTTGACACCGAACAGAGCCGCATTGACAGTCGCGTAGGTCCAGGCCCCAGCAATGTCAGGATCAGTTTCCTGGATGGTCACCAGTGGGTGATAGTTGTCCCACATAATCGCCGTGGTCGATAAATCGACTTCCGTGGTCCCACTCTTACAGATGTCCTTGAAGGACATCACTTGAGCGTTGGTCGTGCGAATGACCGAGAAGCACTGCACCGCTTGAATGGTCGCGCCGGACATCGCCGTGGGGAGGTTCTCATACTCGAACAGGTCTTTGTTACCGGGCGTGTCCGACTCAACATAGTCAGTGTCCGTCCAGACTTCGGCGTCCGACGGTGTGACGGGGTTGTCATCCACGTCTTCGTAGTGGCCGCCCACCCCACTCTGAGCCCACTGTGTGGTGTCGTCGGTATTGGGATTCAACAGCACTACGCGGGTGTCGCCCAAGTAGGTGTTGTTGGTAGACCCTTGATCATTACAGGCATAAATGTCGTCGATTCGACTAGCAAACCCATGGCTGTGCCAGTCGGCGCTAGTCCACCCCGCCGAAGACGCGCCTTGGAAGTCAGCACTCGGATCAGTATGAATGACTTCACCGTTGACTTTGAGTTCTGCCAACCCTGTGGTGTTGTGGATATAGAAGTGTAGCTCAACGTAGTACCACCGGTTTGGCCGAAAGCCGGTATCGAACTTCGCGCCGCCTGGCAAGAATTGCCCTGTCCCATCAGACCACAGGTTGAAATAACACTGGCGGGTTTGCTCGCGCCAGACGGCGAAGACATCCGCGCCGGTGTGTCCTATGGTCGAACCGGTGCGTAGCGCATACCCAACGTAGATATGATCGGATACAGAATATGCTTGAATTGACGGGGTTTGGATGTGTTGGTCCTGGTGGTACAGGGCAAGCCCCGTCCCGCCATGCCGACCTACCGTACTGTGCCCAGCGGTGCTAATGAGGACACTTGCGGGTTGGTATCGCTTCTTTAGGGCCCAGGATGTAGCCGTACCACTCAATGCGTTTGTCATCCAGTCAAAACCATCAAGCCATAATAGTGACATTTTAACCCACCTCCACTCCAAATTTAGTAGCATTGATACCTGTCACGGTCCACGGGTCCGTGGTGTCAGGGTCCAACTCACTGATCGACACGACCGGCTGATAGATGTCCCACATGAGCGGGTCATCGGACAACTCTTCTTCGGTGGCCCCGCTCAGGAGGATGTTCTTGAGACGCAGGGCTTGCGGGTTGGTCACCCTGACGGCCGTCGCAAGCTGGAGGCCCTTGACCTCTTGGTTTATAAACCCTGGAGCCACATCCTGGTATTCAAATAGGCATTTGTTGCCTGGGGTATCATCTTCGATGTAATCAAAGTCCGTCCAGGGCTCGCCACCCAGACCGGCGGAAAGCGGTTGGTCATCAATCTCTTCGTAGTGTGCCCCGACGCCAGCCTGATCCCATTCGACTGCGAAATCAGCCGAGGGGTTCGACGACAGGACACGAATGTCACCGAGGAAGTCGTTGTTCTCGGTTCCAGCACCATTGCAGACATAGAGGTCGTCGATGGCACTTCCCGTACCGTGACCACGCCAGCGAACGTCAGTCCAACCATCAAAGGTAAAAGTTGAATCAAAGTCCAGCTTCTCGTAGATTTGTCGCCCATTGAGTCGGATTTGAACCGCGCCACCCGTGCCATTCGCCAGGGTTACACGGACTTCCAAGTAGTTCCAGCCACCATTCTGAAGGATTCCACTGGCAAAGATAGCGCCACTCGGCTGCCATTGCATGTCTCCGTTCGTCCAGGCTTTGAGATACCCAGCGCGGACGTCGGTCCGGTACACTTCGATAAGTTCCTCGTTGTTGACGAACGCGGAGGACTTGAAGGCATGTCCAATGATGCAGAGGTCGGAACCAGTTTGACTTTCATTGAGGTGATGAGTGTTAATATACTGGCCGTTGGGTGCTATCGAAAGGGCCCGTCCGAGGCCACCCCGACCTGCAACAACCGTACCATCGGGGCTTGAAGAGGAGGTATTAACAGCAGAATACCGTTTTAGCAGGCACTCCTGCACATCAGACTGGGCGGCCATCTCGGCCAGCCAGTCAAATCCGTCCATCCAGACTAATGACATGTTTACCCTACCTCTACGCCAAATTGTGCGCCGTTGAGACCCGAGGCTGTCCAAGCAGTCGATGTGTCAGGATCGCTTTCGAGAAGTTGCATGACATGCCCCATTCCATTGAAGGTCTCGTTATCGATCGTGACAGCGGACTCCGGATATAGTGTCCCGCCTGACTTGATTGTATTGATCAGGTCATAGGGGGTTGCATTGGTGATGCGTGGATTGGTCACGACCTGCACGCCGATGATGTTGTCACCCATGCCGGAGGGCACGTCGTCATACGTGAACAGCGTTCGATTGGTGGTGACCGTGTCTTCGATGTAATCTGAGTCATCATCAACGGGCTCGGTTTCATTCACTAGGGCGTAGCTGTCCACCCCGCTGCTGAGTGTCCAGTCTTCATCGTCCCCGTCAGCGTCAGGGTGGAGACTCAGTACGCGGATGGGTCCGAGGAAGTCGTTATTCACACTACCCGCGTCATCGCAGATGTAAATGTCGCTGATTGTGGACCCATTAGTGGAGTCCGTGTGCAACGGATAAAAGCGGAATGAAGTAGCGCCTGTTGTAGATTGTTTTTTCGTGTCAAAGTTTGTTTGACTGACAAGCGTCTCACCGTTTACACGAATCTCATACGAGCCCGTCGTGTCATGGATAGACACCTTCAACTCAAGGTACATCTGGATGCCATAACCGTACTTCCAGAACTGCGCGAGAGTCCCGGTTGACCCACCACGGTACTCAAGAGTTCCGTCACTATAAACTCTAATTTCCCCTTGGGTATCACCATTCTCGTCCCGCATTACGAGAATGTTTTGCCCATCCCGGGGCCTAAGATACTTACAATCAATTCGTACACCAATGATCCAAACGTCGCCGTAGGTCAGGTCAGGGGTTTGGATATACTGTAGATAATTACGAAAGGCAAGTGATGTCCCATTCCCATGACCGCCCACGACTGTAATAGCATCCGTGCTGGCGAGTACATTCCTGGACGGGTAGCGTTTGGCTAGGATGTTATTCAGAGTGGAGGCAGTCTGACCGCTATCAATCCAGTCAAACCCCTCTAACCATAAAAGTGCCATAGCCTCGTTCCTTGATTACTCTTCGATCCAGTTGTGAACGCTGGCGTAGAAATCCACATTCGCGGTGCCGTTGTTTCCGAGAATACAGACCTCATCAGGGCCGCCCGCCATGAATATGGTGCGGCCCTCAGTGAAGGTTTGGGTCCAGTTGACGCCATCATGGCTGATGTAGAGGTTCAGGTTGGTCCCTGTGTCTTCGATCTGGAACCAGACAGACCCACCAAAGGACTTGTAAGCATTGCCCGCCACGCTGCTGTAGGTGGTCGGGTTCGTCCACTTCTGTCCCGTGGCGGTGCCACCACCGTCCTGCACGATGGTCAGGAGCTTCCCCGTGCTGCTTTCACGGAAGCCAAGCCCGAACATCCCACCTCCCGTGGCGGGGAGAAATCCACGCAGCATCCCGGTCACCGTAAAGGGTGTCGAGGGTGCGGTGCGTTTGTAGATACGCACGTTATCACTGCCGGCGGCTGGGATGTACAGAGACACCCCACCGCTGTTGTAGTCAGCCAACGCGGAGGCGCCTTGGTTGACCGCCGTAAAGTCCGTCGCTGCCAACTCGACGGCAGCAGCCGTGACCATGGTATTCAGCAGCGGTTGGTCGGTGTCGGCAAACATTGGGACCGTGTCCCGGACGTATCGCGCGAGGCTCCCGGCTGTAATGATGTGGGCTAGAATGGCTCCATCAGGATGGCCGACATTTGAAGACCCCTCATGGCCTCGGACGACAGTGAAGACTGTGCCGGCCACGCCCGTCACGTACATGATTTCAGTGTCAACGATGATCGTGAAGTTCCCCGTGGTCGGGAAGTTCGTCACGCTTGCTACCGTAAGAGAAGTCACTGAGTCGGTGAGGGTACCGACTACGGAAGTGATCGCGTCATTTGTAAGGAGTTCTCTGGCCATGGCATACTTCCTGGGTCACTGGGAAAATATGGCCGGGGCCGACCGCCATGCCAACCCCGGCCCGGTGAGTGGGGAGATTACGCACTCACCGTGTACGTCACCTTCAACTGGTCACTGTTCTGGACCACCACGTCGCCGGACGTGAACAATGCTGTCGCCCAGAGCGTCGAGCCAGAGGCATGGTCACCCTTGGTCTGCGGGGCAGCACCACCGCCGACGACAAAGATGCCCTTGACGGTGCCCGAACCAGTGACGTTGTATACCGCCACCGTGCTGTTTGTGATCGACTGGGCCGAGGCAGGGTCCGCAGGCCAAGCCGGACGGGTCGTGGTGTTATCACCGTTGTTCCCATCCGTGAAGTTCTTGAACTCATCCCAGCCATTGCCGGATTGGTCGATGTCATCGTAGGCGTCATCGTCGGCGAGGGCTATGTACCCACTGTTGTCGATACAGCCCAGATACCAAGTGGTGATCTGGGACGAACCATCGAACATTACGTCCAACAGCTTGTTCTTGCCTTCGTTGACGATGCCATTGTCAAAGTGGTACTCGTTGATCCGCTTGCCGGCTCGCCAGTGCTCGACGACAAACGTACCACGAAGACTGGTCAATCCGCTACGCAGGTCGCCACATGGTGCGGCCAAGACAGGCTGTCCGGCGCGGACCAACGCAGCTTTCGCCCCTTGTCGGATGTTAAGTCGGGAT